GCCATTTCCTCTTGAGAAATTCTGCGTCGTAGATGCTGATGTAAGGTACACTCTCAGCCTCCTTATCAGCCATAGTGTATGTGATACCCACAGACTGAAAGTAAGCTTGAATAGTTGAGTGATTGAAGTGTAGCAACGTAGCGACCACATTCAAAATGTTATCGTCACCATATGTTAACAACTTCACATCAGCCCTAAAAAACGTCCGACCAGTAATATTACGGTACGCCATCCTCATATACAAAGAATTAACAATACTATTGATTACAGTGGTCAAAGCATGTCCAGAAGGATTCGTTCCAAACAATCTTACAAGATCACCATTAAAGTCAACTAGTGGAAAGGACGTATCTTGGCCAATACAGCCAATAACTTGGATATGAATCGACGAGCAACTCCCCATAGCTGCTATCAGTTGTAAACAACGGAAGGCGGCTATCATTACATCAGGGGGCATACTCTTGTCGAAGTGTCTATAATCTCCGGCAATAATACGATCCAAACCAAATTCAGTGAGATAATTGTAAAGATCCTCCCACTGTGGACCTTGTGCTGTCACTCCAATAGCAAGCTCGGCTCGACGCCAATTCATTTGAAAGAACCTGCAGAAGCACAAAGTAAATTTGCGGACTACGATGGTCCAGTCAGTTGGAGCAGCACAAAAAACGCGGGTTTTCCCTTGAACGTGTTTCTTCCGCGACACAGGTTCATCCTTGAGACTCGCCACAAAGACGGGAGACACAGTCTCACCGGCAATATACTTTGCCTCGATCTTCTGAATTCTCTCCAAAACATCAGGAGTAAAAGTCACACCATCGGGAAGAATATTTGTCTCTTGTTCCACCAAATATTTTCTCTTGGTGGTTCGCCAGGGAAAGCCCATACTCGATTTTCGATTTATACCATCAACAAATTTTAGCCCAGGAACTCCATTGATCGCGGTCTCTAGATCATAAATCATAAGATCGGAGAAATCGGCACCTTCAAAACCAGACACATAATCTTCAACTGCCCAATTAAGGTCAGCTTGAGAGAAGACTGGTTTGGCGCTGATCATTGGTTCGAGAGCTAAATGCCAAGGTCGCCACCCCTTCATAATAGGGGGATGGAAATCAGAAATTATTCCTCTTTCCTGATAAATGGCCTCGGCACCCAATGATGGTCCCACTCTAGACTTCCCATTACTTCTGAAGCCAGATAAGGAACCATACACTTCACAGATATTAGACTGGTGAAAGCGAACGTTTGACTTCCAATGAAGGTCCATCAATTGGGGTTTTTCAGGACCTCCTTGAAAGTCAATACCTAGAGTGGTCGGTCTAAGTGCCTCTTTCTC